CGTCCCGTCAATAGTAAAGGGGTTTTTGGGGTGTCCCCTACCCTAGAGGGAAGAGGCATTTAGGGAATTCCCTCACCAGGAAAAGGGTTCTCTACTTTGTAGTTATTCTACCTAGTCCACTTGTAAGTTTACCCAAACTATTTTTGTATATTAGCCCATCTAAAAAAAATGTTATGGAAGAAGAAAAAAAAGAAGTTAAGTTGGTGACTAAAGGAACTGACGAATTGATGTTCGGTTGGAAGATGGAGCCTTTACACCTGACAGGTAAGGTGACTAAAAAGTATTATGAAAAATATGTTGCTGGAATTAAAGGGGTTACTTTGACCTCAACTAAGCCCCTTGTTTGACCTCAAGCATACCCCTTCTTTGACCTCTAACATACCCCATACTTGGGGTCAAGGATAGGGTTAAAGATAAAGATAAAGTATATATATATAGTTTAAATAATTTTTATATATTTGTCTAAGTTTATGAAAAGACTACCAACAGAATTAAAAAAGCAAAGAGGTACACTTCGCAAGGATCGTGTGAACGAAAACGAACCGAAGCTACCTTCTGTTATCCCCCCGATACCAACTTGGTTATCTGAAGATGGACAAAAGGCATTTAGTGAACTAAGTAATTTACTTCACGATATGTCTGTCCTGACTCAGGCGGATGAGTTAGCCTTAACTTTACTTTGTGATGCTTATAGCGAATACAAGAGAGCTAAGGAAGTTGTTAACGAACTTGGTGCGACTATGGAAGTTACTTCTAGGGAAGGTAATTCTAAATCGGTTATTAGACCTGAAGTACAAATAGCTAATCAATCTTTTGTTAGAGTCTTTCAGTTGCTTAAAGAATTTGGTCTAACCCCTTCTAGTAGAGCTAAGGTAAATGCCATTGAAAATCAAGGTAACACACCTGATGTTAAAATAGAAAACTTCTTCAACGGTGGCGAATAATCTTCACAGAATAGATGAGTCTAAATACTACTTTGATGAGAAGTCAGCGAAGAGAGCTTGTGACTTTATTCAAACTTTCTGTAAACACACTAAGGGAGAATTAGCAGGTCAACCATTTGTACTAGAGCCTTGGCAAATAGAAATCATAGAAGCCATCTTTGGTTGGAAGTCTAAGAAAACAAATCTTAGAAAATTCAGACAGTGCTTTATCTTCATTCCTCGTAAGAATGGAAAGACTACGATGATGGTAGGCATAGCACTCTATATGCTTTTTTCTGATGGAGAGAAAGGAGCTGAGATTGTATCGGCTGCTGCTGATAAAGAACAAGCAAGGTTAAGTTTTTCGATAGCTAAACAAATGGTTTTACAAGAACCTAACCTTATCAAAAGAGCAGGTACTTATCGTGACTCTATCACTTACGATAAGGTTGGATCGTACTACAAAGTTATTTCGGCTGATGCAGATACCAAGCACGGACTAAACCTATCTTGTTGTTTACTGGATGAGATTCACTCGCACAAAAATCGTGACTTGTACGATGTGTTACTCACGAGTATGGGAGCTAGGAAAGAGCCGTTGATGCTCGGGATTACGACAGCTGGGGCAGGTAATCAGAAAGACCACATATCGAGAGAGCTTTATGACTATTCTAAAAAATTAATTGAAGGTTCTATTGAGGATGAATCGTTCTTAGCAGTTGTTTATGAGGCTGATGAAGGAGATGATATTTTTAGCGAAGAGGTTTGGAAGAAGGCTAATCCTGGCTACGGAAGTATAGTGACTAAAGAGTATATGCAACAACAAGCTATTAAAGCAAAAAATGAGCCTTCATTTGAGAATACTTGGCGTAGACTCCACTTAAATCAATGGGTTGCTAACGAAACTAAGTGGATTAGTGACGAGAAGTGGATGCTGTGTGATGGTGAGGTAAATAAAAGTTATCTAAGAGGAAAACCTTGTTTTGCAGGATTAGACCTTGCAAGTACAAGAGATATTACTTGTTTAGCTTTATTGTTTCCTGATGATGAGGGTGGTTACGATATAATCAACTACAATTTTATTCCTGAAGAAAACGCTAAGAAGAGGTCAGAAAGAGATAAAGTAAATTATGATAAGTGGCACAGAGAGGATTATGTTATCTATACTCCTGGAGATGTAACTGACTACAACTACATAAAGCAAAAGATTGTTGACCTAAGTGAACTATATGATATTCAGATAGTTGCATACGATAGATGGAACTCAAGTCAGCTAATAATCGACCTGACAGAAGATGGATGCCCTTGTGTTCCTGTAGGTCAAGGATTTAAAACTATGTCACCTGCAACTAAAGAATTTGAAACATTAATTCTTAGTGGTAAGATTCGTCACAATGGCGATCCTGTCCTTAGATGGATGATGAGTAATGTGGTACTTACGTTTGACCCAGCAGGTAACGTAAAACCTAACAAAGCAAAAAGTAACGAAAAGATTGATGGTATCGTAGCTTGTATTATGGCACTATCTGAAGCTATGGAAAATAAAAATAAAGGTGGCTCGGCTTACGATGACAAAGAAATATTTTTTATCTAAGAACGAGATAGTAGAAAAGGAGTACAACTCAATTAGAGAGATTTGTACGAATGTTCTTAGGAGCAATAAAAACCTTTACCTTGTTGATGACTTAGTGCAAGAGGTGTGCCTAATTTTACTTAATCAAGGAGATGAGTCTGTGCAAACTATATACGAACAAGGTTACTTTAAATTCTATATAGCTAGGATAATAACCAACCAAGTATTCTCTAGTACATCACCATTCCACAAGAAGTACAGACAACAAATACCTTTTATTGATATTGACGACACGGAAGAATATAATCCATTAGCTGACAAGATTTGGCTTGATATACAGCACTTACTTACTAAAAAAGAGAAGAAAATAGTTCAGTTAAGGTACGTTTATAACCTAAAAGTTACTGATATAGCTAAGATTATGGGCGTTTCTACAAGGCAAATTTACAAGTATATCAAAGGGATTACAGGTCACCTTAAAAAAAAATACAAGTAAAAGGTTCACAAAAACCCTTTTTATATATATCTATATGGATAAGGTATATTAAACTACTAGGGATTTGGCAAACATATTAGATTTTTTCAGAAGAAAACCACAAGTAGAACCTAACCAAGAGGAAAGGTTTTACAACACAAGTTTATATGGGAACGCTTCAATAATGGGCAACTCATCTAACCAACCAATTTCAAAAGAACGAGCTTTACAACTATCAACAGTTTGGAGCTGCGTAAAAGTAATTTCTGAAACAATAGCTTCTCTACCTATCTCGTTATACGAAAAAGATGCAGATAACAAAAGATATATCTTATCTGACAATCCACTTCACTCTTTAGTAGGAGAGCAACCTTCAACTCTCTACAATTCTTTCAGCTTTTTTGAAAGAGCTTTAGTAGACCTTTGCCTAGATGGAAATTTCTTTGCTTACATAGAAAGAAACAATGGCGGTCTACCTACTCAAATAATCCCTATCCAATGTGATGATGTAAGTGTCTATGTATCACCTGATGGTAGAGAAGTTTATTATGAAATAGAACAAAACGAAACTATACCTTATCCTATTAGTGGTAAAGTAACTTCAGAAAATATGATCCATATAAAAGGATTATCTTGTGATGGAGTTATGGGTAAGTCACCGATACAAAGTGCGGCAGAGTCTTTAGGTATATCTTTATCTATCGAACAATTTGCAGGTTCTTTTTTCAAAAACGGAGCATCTATAGGTGGTATTCTTAAACACCCAGGAACACTAAAACCTGAGACTGCTAAGAGATTACGAGCTAGTTGGAATCAAACTTATAGTGGTTCGATTAACGCAGGTAAAACTGCAATTTTAGAAGAAGGAATGGACTTCTCTCCTCGACAGATCCCCAACAATCAGGCACAGTTCCTTGAGACTAGACAATATCAAATTAGTGATATTTGTCGAATTTTTAGAGTACCTAACCATCTCGTAAATGATTTATCTAACGCTACATATTCTAATATCGAGGCACAGCAAATCGACTTTGTGGTACACACTATAACACCTTGGATTAAGCGTATTGAGATGGCTTTAAATCAAAAGTTAATACCTGTAAAGCAAAAAGGTAAACAATACTTTAAATTTAATTTAACTGCCCTTCTAAGAGGTGACTCTAAGTCGAGAGCAGACTACTATAGAACACTTGTAAATATTGGTGTTATATCACCTGATGAGGTTAGAGCTTTTGAAGATATGAACTCAATGGGTGGACCAAGTGAAAGTGTTTATATGCAAAGCAATATGATGCCTTTAGATAAATTAGGTGAAGGCACAACAAGAGAAGAAATAACTAACTAATAATTTTACAAAAATGAGTTTTGAGCCTACTAATAGAGTATATGAGCAAGGAATAAGAGCAATAGAACACACTCCTGCTGACTCAGATATTTCAACACCTGGTGCAGTATTGTATTGTGGTACAGGTGGTAGTGTTAAAGTAACTACTGTATCAGGAAATGCTGTTACATTTACAAATGTTCCAAACGGAACTTTTCTACCAGTTCAAATAAAAAGACTTTGGGCTACAGGTACTGATGCAAGTTCAGGTTTTATTTTAATATACTAAATAGCTTTAATGCTAATAACAATAAAAAATATAATCGGATCAATCCTAATCGGGAGTAGTAATATACTTGGTCCTGAATTGATTGTAAACGGAAATTTTGCTACGGATAGCGATTGGACTAAAGGAACAGGGTGGACTATTAGTGGTGGTACTGCTAATTGTAATAACACAAGTGGTAGTACACAAAATTTAGTAACAGAAGCTAAAATACTTAATCTTGGGGGTAAAAGTGTTAAGATTTCTTTTATTGTAAGTGATTATTCGGGTTCTGCAAGTATGAGTGTTACACTTGAGGGAACAGGGGGTGTTGATTTTACAGGTATAAATTCTAATGGCACTTACGAAAAAATTGTAACATTAGGTTCTAGTGAAAACGCTGTAGACCTTTTATTTAGAGCTGCTAATGGTTGGCAAGGTAGTATAGATAATGTATCTTTAAGAGAAGTAAATCAATAAATGGCTTTAAAAGATATAAACACTACTCCTACTGATGGGATGAGAGAAGAAGCTCGTAAGGGCTTAAAATGGAGAAAAGAGTATGGTAGAGGTGGAACTCAAACTGGTGTTTCTCGTGCAAGAGATATAATCAATGGTGATTTAAGTATCTCAAGCATAAAAAGAATGTTTAGTTTCTTTAGCCGACACGAAAATAATAAAGGTAAGCACTATTCTGCTAAAGAAAAAGATGGTGGTCCAACAGCTTGGAGAATAGCTTGGGCATTATGGGGAGGAAACGCAGGATTTAGTTGGTCTAAGAAAAAGGTTAAAGAAATAGCTAGAGAAGAAGAAAAAAATAGTTATACTATGGAAAATAAAGAAATTAGATTATATAGAGCAGAATATCAAGTCACAAAAGACGAAGATAAGGATGAGAAAAGAGTTAGTGGTTATGCTGCTTTATTCGATACAGATAGTAGAGATTTAGGTTTTAGAGAAACCATATCTCCTGATGCTTTTGATGGTCGTTTAGACGATAATGTAATCTTAACTTTTAATCACGATCCAAATTTAATATTGGATAGAAATATGGGTGGTACTTTAAAACTATCTGTAGATGAAAGAGGATTACGATACGATGCTACTTTACCTAACACAACAACTGGTAATGATGTAGCAGAATTAATGAAACGAGGTTTACTTTATGAATCTTCATTTGCTTTTACAGTAGAAGAAGATGATTGGAGTAAAGACGGAGATATAACAAGAAGAGAAATTAAAAAAATTGGTCGGCTTGTTGATGTTTCTATAGTTGGTGTTGGTGCTTACGCTAATACTGACGTTGCACTTCGTTCTAAAGAAGCTTTTGAAACAGAAGCGACTATAGAAGAAACCCCTCAAGTTGAAGAAGTGGAGCAAAAGGTTGAGGAATCATTTGATGATTCAAAGTTAAATTTATTAAGTAACGAATTAAAATTAAAAAAACGAATATGAAAAATTCGATTGAAATTCGTCAAGAGAGAGCAGAGCTTATCGGAAAAGCTGATGCTTTATTAAACTTGGCAAAAGAAGAGTCTCGTGACTTTAGTGCTGACGAGCAAACTTCATACGATGGTATGATGACTAACATTGACAAACTAGCTAAAGACATTGAGGTAGTTGAACGTCAAGAAAAATTAAACGCTGAGATAGCTTCTAATGTATCTTCTACTCCTTCAGTAGAGCCAAAAGAAGTTCGTGAGTATTCTTTCTTCAAAGCTATTCAAGGTTCTGTAGATGGTAATCTTTCAGGTGTTGAAAAAGAAATGCACGAAGAAGCTCAAAACGAAGCTAGAAGTGTAGGTAGAACTATCAATGGATTAGGTATTCCTTCATTTATGTTAGAGAAACGTGCTGATGTAACTCAAGCAGGTTCTGCTATTGCTCCTACAAATGTATTAGCTTATGCTGATGCTATGCGTGAGGCTTCTGTGTTTGACAAAGTTGGTGCAAACATTTTATCAGGTCTTTCAGCTAACACTACTATTCCTGTAACTGGAGCTTCTTCAGTAGAATGGGAAGGTGAGGTTGATGTTGCAGCAAATGGTGGTGCACAATTCGGAAAAGTTGAATTGACTCCAGTTCGTTTAGCAGCTTATGTAAATATCTCTAAGCAATTATTATTGCAAAACGGAAATGCAGCAGAGGCAGCAATCATTCGTGATTTAGGTCGTGCAGTAGGACAAAAAATGGATGCAGCTATATTTACTACAGCAGGTGTATCAGGTGCTCCTGATTCATTAGGTGAATTAGCTTCTACTACATTTACTGAGGCATCTTACTCGGCAAATGCTTCTATTATGGCTGACTTTGTATCTGCTGAACAAGCTTTAGCTGAAGCAGGTGGATTAGAAGGTAACTTATCTTATGTTGCTTCTCCTGCTTTAATGGCTGAGTTGAAGCGTTCTGCTCAAGTAGCTTCTGTAAGTGCAGGTGTTCAAGGAAACTTAATTAATGGTTACCCTGCTTACTTCACTAACGGATGTACTAAAACTGGTTCAGCTTCTGCTGATTTCTACTTCGGTGACTTCTCTAAACTATATATCGGAATGTTCGGTGGTTTAGACATTATGGTAGATCCTTATTCTGTAGCTGTAAATGGTCAGACTAGATTGGTACTTAACCAATATATGGACTGGGGTGTTTCTGATGGTGCAGGATTCGTTAAAGCTACATCATTGATAGCGTAACATCTGAATTATATTTATAAAAGGGAGTCCTTCGGGACTTCCCTTTATTAACTTTTATAATACTATACAATAAGATGCCACACGATTACTTGCACAATATATATAACTTTGACAACTACGAGTATCTAAACCCAAGTCAAAACAGATATGGGAATTTAGAGCTAATGACGGCTGCAACTACTCAAGTAGTTACAACTGCTGAATTAAAGGCTCAACTTAGAATTGATACTTCTGATGAGGACACTTTGTTGGCTACATATATATCTGCTGCGACTCAAATGGCTGAACACTATTGTAATAGACACTTTATAAACGCTAGGTATGAATTGTTCTTTTATGAAGATTTACCTAGTACCTTTAGTTTGTATTTTCCTGATGTTACAATGGATTTTGGTCAAGCGGCAAATACTGACGATGGTTTACTTTACTTATCAGATGCAACAGATAATACTTATAATATACTAGGATTTGGTAATTACATTCTTAAAAATTCAAATCCTTACATTTTTTGTAAAAGCAGTATTTTTGTTGAACCTACAGGTATTGTACCTATGGAGGGTATGGATGGTGATAATAAATCACGTTGGATTTTTAGATTCAAGACAGGAATGGGTGCATCAGCAAGTAATATTCCTGATGCAATTAAACAAGCGATTAAATTAATTGCAAGTGATATGTATTATTTCAGAGAGGATCGCAAGAGAGCTTTTCCAATGGCTTCTGAGATATTACTACAACCTTATAAATGTTATTTATAGGATATGGCTTTTATTTCTCAAATAAAGGCAGGTGAATTTAATATTCGACTTCAACTTAAATCACCTAGTGGTACTCGAAATAGTTTTGGTGAAACACCTGTTGCTAGTTATGATTTAGAAAAAACTATTTGGGCTAAAAAAAGTGTTACATCTTTGCGAGATATAAATGAAAAATTTGAAGGAGACCAATTACAATCTTACGGAAAGTTTTTTATACAAATTAGATATGATGAATATATAAAAAATTTTATATTTCCTAACTGGATATTAGTAGACCCTAATACAGATGAAGTATATGAGATTTTAAGTTATATAATAGACCCTAGAAAAGAATATATAGAGTTCTTTACTAAAATTGATATAAATCAATCTATACTTTAATATGGCTGATAATAGAACGATACGAGTACAAGGAATTCAAGATGTTCAGCGTAGTTTAAAAAAACTAGGTCAAACATCTCGCCAATCTCGTACAGCCATAAACAAAGCTCTTAGACCTGCTGCAAATAAATTAGCTAGAGGTATTCAAAGTGCTTATAAAAGAGAGTTTAATAGTAACTCTAATTATAAAAGAAAAAGTGGTAGAACTCCAACCTTTAAAACTATTGGTATAATTACAGCTCGTCAGTCGAGAGAGCCAGGTTTATTTGTTGGTCCTATTGTTCGTAAAACCACACCTATAAGAATTAAAGGGAGAGATAGTAGAAACTTACCTGCGATGCAAATTAAAGGTAATGCAATACAATCTCCTCGACCTGATGTGTTTCAGGCTACAGCTAGAAAGATGGAATCACAGATTTATGTTCAAGCTGAGAAAGACTTAGATAAGTTATTAGATAAAATGATTAAACAAGCAGGATTTTAGATGTTTGCAGTAATAGGAAAAGAAATAGTAACAAAGTTACAAGCAACAGCAGCTTTTACAGCAGTTAATGGTAATAACAAGGTTTTTCCAGTTATTGTACCACAAGATAAGATTTTTCCTTGTACGACTTATGAAATAACTAATGTATCAAACTTTTTATCTAAAGGTGGATCGCTTAACTCTTGTGATGTATCAATTCGCATCGCTTGTTTTGCAGACTCTTATAACACAACATATAATCAAGCCAAGGCAGTCGTAGAAGCCTTAGACTTGTTCGAGGTGACTTATACCGAAGATAGTGTGAGTTACACAGCGAAATTCAGATTTCTTGATTTAGACGATGACTATTTTAAGACTTCTGAGAAATTCTACAAAAACATAAATTTTAACTGTCTAATAATTAAAAATTAAAATAAAATGGCAATTCAAAACGCAACAGACGTAGTTTTAAGTATAAGTACATCAGATGGAAAAGAAGCAGTAGCTCACTCAACTTCTTGTAGTTTATCAGTAAATGTAGACCTTCGTGACTCTACAACAAAATCTTCAGGAGGATGGCAAGAAAACTTAGGTGGTCTTAAATCTTGGGAAATGAGTGGAGATGCTTTTGTTGATATAGCAGGTCCTACAGGTGCAGATGTAGAGCAACTTTTCACTATATTAGAAGCTAGAACAGCAGTAGAATGTGATTTTGGTTTAAATGGTATGCTTTATAGAGGTGATGCTATAATTACTTCAATTTCTATTGATGCAGGTGTAGAAGAAAACGCAACTTATTCAATATCTTTAACAGGAACAGGTACGCTTACACAAAATCCATAATATTAACTTTTAAATCCAATTATTATGGCAATTAAAAACGCTTCGGATTTATTGGTTTATGCTAAGACGACTAACCCTGCTAAACAAGTTACTAGGGTTAGAGTGTTGACTACAGACCCTATTGAAGTTCCTGATGGTGGAACTACTGGTACTGTTAAAATAGATAACATTACTAATGATAGTGGAACTATCTATGATGATATATCTACAGCAGCAAGTACTAATACAGGTTCTACAGTTTTAACAGCTATATCTAATTTACTAACATCAGCAACTTATGATTATGTTGCAAGTGCAGAGCAAACAGATGGTAATTATAAGTATAGAGATTTTACTAATGGTGCTGTAGGAATAGTTCCTACATTATCTATTAAAGATGGTACAGCTACTCTTAACGAAAACGCTGTTATCATAGAAATAGTAACACCAGGCTCATCAGCAATATTTGACCCTGTAGCTTATAGTACATCAGCTTCGTTTAGCACTAATATTGATTTAAGAGATGTAACCAACAAGGATTCAGACGGATGGTCTGAGTCTTTGGGTGGTTTAAAGTCTTTTGAGGTATCAACCGACTTATTACAATCAATTAATCCTGATGTACCTTTAGATGGTACTGATTTCTTCGATAAACTTAAAAATAGAAGTTTAGTCGATTTAAGTTTCTCTGATAGAATTAGAAACATTATTCCCACTAACCTTACTCAAAGTGGGGTTGATAATTTTACTTTATTGAGTAGTCTGTCACAAACTAATTTACAAGCTGATCCATTTTCTAATTATACTGCTTCTCTTCTAACAACAGGGGCTTCAACAAGCAATGAAGCTTTAAGATATACTGTTAATGCAACTAGATTACATCGTAAAAAAATAAACTTTTCTTTATATGTAAAAGGTCAAGGTAGTACCACTCAATTCGATATTGCATTTAGCGGATTGGGTGTTTCTTTTATAGGTAATAATATTAAAGCAACTATTGTAGAAGGTAGTGGAAGTGCTACACATTTAGCAGGTATTTACTGGCGAGTAACAGGTTTAAGTACATCAAGTTGGACTAGAGTATCTTTTCAAACAGATATAATAGATGTACCAGGTGCTACTTCATTAATTTATTTTAATGTTTATCCTGGAGTATATAATTCTCAAAATAATGAGCAACTTTTAACATCATCTTGGCAAATTGAATTATCACCTGAAGTAACCGATTATCAAAACCCTACCGATATTACACATTGGCAAGGAAACGCACTTGTATCTAGTTTAAGTTTTGACGCAGGAGTCGAAGATAATCTAACTTGTTCGGCTACATTTACTGGTACAGGTAACATTTATCCGAATGGACTTGGTTCTGAGTTGATAGAAGATACAGGGTTTGATGACCCTAGTTATTGGTCTGTGTCGGGTGGTTCTGCTGTTGTAGAGAATGGTTATGGTAAAATTATCACTACAAGTGCATTAGCAAAAATATATAAAAATTTAAATTTAACACCTGGAGATTTTTACTTATTAACTTATACTGTACACACAAGTACGCAAGGTAGTTTATCTATTCACGATGCGTGGGAAAATGGCTCTGAAATAGATGTGGAAATACCTTCAGCAGTTGGCACTTATTCAGTATTATTAAAACCAGGTGATTCGAATTTAGAAATTAAAAGAACTTCAGGTGCAACTACAATTTGGCTAAGTTCAATATCACTAAAGAAAGTTTTATAAATCGATTAAATTAAATTAAAACAAAAATGAAAAAGGTAGAAATAGGCGGTCAAAAGAGACCGATTAGATTTAGTTATTTAGCTTTAAAAGACATCTGTAACGATTGTAACTTAAAGTTAAATGAAATGGATCAACTAGGAACAGAGATAGACCACGTTGGTATTATCGCTTACTATGGTCTAAAATATGGTGCTAAGAAGAACGGAGAAGAGTTTAAGTACAAAGTTCGAGATATTGAACAATGGATAGACAATGAAGATTTCGGTAAGATAAATGAAATCTTTGAAGCGTTCCAATTAGACCAACCTCAGAAAAAGGGAAAGTAGCAGAGGGAGAGGAAATTATTGATGAAGAGACAGGTGAAGTAGATTGGGATAAGTTAGAAGAAGTTGGATTGGGAATGTTGGGGTTAAGTGATGAAGAATTATATGATTTGACTCCACGTTCCTTAGATAACAAAATAAGAGGATTCAAAAAATACAACGAACAATTATCTCAAAATAATTGGGAACAAACTAGAATGATAGTACACAGTTGTATAGTACCTCACTCGAAACATCGACTTAAACCAAAAGAATTAATGCCTTTCCCTTGGGATAGCAAATATAAAGTTAAAAAAGATGTTGCTAGTAAAGAGCAAATCGCTGAGGTTTTAAAGAGATACAAACTAACAGAACCTAAAAAAATCAAAGTTTAAAATGGGTGGAGTAAAAACTATATCGATAATTGTAGCTGCTAATATCAAAGGCTTAGAGGCAAGTCTTGGTAAAGCAAATAAATCAATAGCAGGTTTTGCTTCTAACGCAGCTCGTATTGGTTCGACACTTACTTTTGGTGTTACAGCACCTTTAGTTGCTATGGGTAAATCAGCTTTCGATACATTCTCTCAGTTTGAGAATGGTATGATGAAGGTAAACACAGTAACAGGTGCTACTGCCGAAGAATTTAAAATGCTTACTGGAGAAGCTAAACGATTAGGTGCAACTACTCAGTTTACGGCATCTCAAGTAGCCGAATTACAATTAATATTAGGTCGTAAAGGTTTTGATCCTGAAGCTATAAAAGGGATGCAACAATCTATATTAGACCTTGCTTTAGCTACTGGAGAAGATTTATCTTTAGCAGCAGAAGTTGTATCTAAATCTATAAATGCTTTTGGACTCGAAACAGAGGAATCAGCAAGAATAGCTAATACTTTAGCAAGTGCAGCAGCCAATTCATCCGTAGAACTTAGTACATTCGCAACAGCCTTCGGTCACGCAGGTGCTTCTGCAAAAGCAGTTGGTGTAGATATAGAAGAATTATCTGCTATGATGGGTGTCTTAATGGATAATGGTATTAAGGCATCTAAAGCAGGTACAGGACTTCGTAAAGCTTTTATGAAGTTAAACGAAGAGGGTATTCCTTTTGGCTCTACACTAGAACATTTGTCTAGTGGCACAATGAGTCTTAGTGAAGCTCAAGATTTAGTTGGA